CTCGTGATACCCTGTTGAACATAAGTACTGTCTGTATATATTTTCACTTTCTGTATCTTGTTTTTCACGCAGTGTGCGAGTGCTTCATTTATGGCGGTCATTTCCATGATATTATTTGTAGTTCCAGCACAGGAACCTGACATTTCTAAACCACTCGGAGATAGAACAGCCCATCCACCAGGTCCTGGGTTTTTTATACACGAACCATCTGTATATATTTCCATCTCCGTTTCCATGATGTATAAAGTAATATAAAATAAAACTTTTATATAGTAGTAAGCAACAAGCATGTGTGATGTTTCTGGACCAAGCACTGCGGCTGTCATTTCTTTGAATGCGATAGGAGGACAGGATGTTCATTTAATAGAAGAAAACATCGAGAAATCTTTTTTTCATTCTACACCTGACAAAAGACACACCGATTACACTAGATTTTATAGAACAACACAAATAGACAACAAGTCACAACAAAAATACTGGCCATTTGGACCAGAAGGAACTACTGTTAAAGTCAATCTGAACCCGCAATCCATGGGTGATCTTCTTGCCAACATGTATTTGATGATTTACCTTCCTCGTTGTATATATGCAAGAGATGTTGGTCATCACATCATCAAATCGGTAGCGTTCCGAGTGGATGAAATAGAGATAGAACGAATATACGACGATTGGCAGGTTATTTATAGTGAAATGTATTTGGATACATCAGAGAGAAGAGCGAATGAATATATTATCAACCGAATGATGTATCCAGTGGATAATGTCAGAAACGAGGAAAAACTAATCGCGAATGGATACGGTGCACTCTCAACCATACCGACACTCATTCCACTTCGTTTTTTCTTTTCTCGTAAATATGCACCTTCAGAATATGATGTAAATAAACCAAATCGTCCCTATTTTCCACTGTGTGCGATGTATCGCCAGAAGATTGTGCTTGAGATTGAATTTCACAGTTATTGGTTTTTCAGTAAGCCACAAACATCATTCGCAGTATCAGATCCAAAGTTTTTATCTCAAACTGATTTTGATTTTCCAACATTGAATAAGTTTAACATAATCACAGAAGAAGTAACACTGTCTCTGGAAGATAGGTCCTATTATATTAAAGAAAAGTACGATTTTTTGGTCAATTTGGTTTTCAGAAATCCAACCGCCGACAGTGTTCTCAATGAAAACACTATAAAAACGAACTTGGTTCCTTCTATTCCAGTGAAATCTATACACTGGTTCCTTCGTAAGAAAGCATATGAATACGAATTACCTATTACAGATATTCCTCATACGAGCACTCTATTCATTCCAGAATATCAAAGCAAATATGTGAAAGATGGTATAAATCTCATAGACAGTCGTTTCCGTTTTGAAAAAATAATGGACGCGAAAATTTATTTGAATTCTTTGGGTTTACCCGATGTGACTATTTCGGACCATAATTATTTTAAGTATTATATTCCTTTTCAATGTCGTTTAACAACTCCAAGAAAGAATATATACACTTATTCATTTTCTATGACTCCAATGAATATCGAATCCACTGGTAGTTTGGATTTTTCAAAATTTAATTCCGATAAGACATTTCTTGATATAAAACTCGAAGATGGAGAATATTCAACTGATGGATACATTAAATCGAGAGTCAACCGTCTGTCTGAGGTAATGACCCTTTATGTTTACTATACAGGGTATAAGATGTTTTCATTTCAAAATGGATACATGACAGAAGTTAGATAAAAGAATACAAAGTATATAAATAAACCAAAATGAGGACTGGGTTTGATCTGACTACAAGTGAAAGTGAAGGACCGGATTATATATCGGCTGCACTTACTATAATTCAACCAGTGTTTGAACAATCTGTTGTATTGGCTGCACAATACGCGAAAGCATGTGGCAGAGATGTTATGATTGACAAGGATATGGAATATGCAATGAAATATTGCATAATGCATACCGTGGGTGTTCACAGTGGATCATTTTTTCAAGATGACGACGAAGACGACGAAGACGACGAAGACGACGACGACGGTCTAGATATCGTTGATGAAGAGGATTGTCCCGATTTTGAACGATACTCAGGAGATGATCCTTTTATGAATAAAGTGAATGAAGCCGTCGACAATTGGGACGATTGGAAGCCTCAGAGTCCAATTGAAGAATTTTTAAAAAATGCACTAGATAATAATGGATGATCCAGAAGGTTGGAACCTTTACGATGATTACAGAGGGTTCAAATACATCGATGATCAAAGCGAGCGTGGCAGCGAGTGTAGCGAATATTCATACTTTGAAGACTTTGTGTCACACGATGGGGCAAAAAAAAGGCATTGTAAAACATTCAGGACAATGATGACCAAGGAAGAATATCTTCCAGAATAATTTTCTAGTTATTTAATATACAAAAATGAGCCAAGAATTCGTGCGGACCGTTGCCACTGAAGTTGAACTTCAATCATTGACGTCTATCGTTGGTGGTTTTTCTTTTGCCGCGGCGATCGCTTGGATGGATCTCGTTAGATTTTTGACACAAAGTCTCATCCGTGTGAACAAGAATGGTGGTTCCCACTACGCGTTGACCGCTCTTTTCACAACCCTTCTCTCCATCGTGGTCTTCATGATTGTTCGCAACCTCAACAAGAATGTTACCAAACCACCACAACCAGTCTACGCGGTCACCCGATAAATTATTTAGTTTAGCGTGCACGATACAGAATAATCATACCCATAATAAGTATAATAGCTATAGCACTATACACCTTATACTTTTCCCATCTATCAGGATCCTCAAATTCAGGGATGCTGATTGGTGGTGGCAATGACAAATCTCGTTTTAGTTTTAATGTATTTTTTAACCGATCTTTACAGCACGTAATCATGAGTTTCAGAGAATAATTTTGATTCCTGAAATCATATGGTATGAGTTTTCCGTCGCTTGGATAGAAGAATTCAAATGTAATACTCGGGAGTGTTTTGAGTTTTCCAGATGTAAAGTTGTGTTCCACACAATCATTCCGTCCAATGTAATTTGTGAATTCTTTGTTTAGTAGATGAATTTTTCCAGTATAAAATGGATTTCCTTGAAATATATCCTGTCCAAAAACATCTGAACCACAACTCATGCGAAGAATGAGTGCATTTGGTCCATTAAGTTGTATTGCTCCAGAACGAAGAACCGAACCCGTAGATGATACATCTGTCGCTGGAAATCCAAGAACTTCATGAGGGGTGGTGAATGGAACATTTTGTGAATATCCATACGTTCCACTGAAGAACTTGAATGTAAAAGTATTCGAACCTCCTCCAAATATAAGAGATGAAGTGTTGCTGTCGAAAACAACAGTTTCCACGTTTGTAGACAAGGATGTGAGTTTGTTTTGTAAATCTAAAGCCAGCGCATTTCCATCTGAATAATTTTTAGAGTCCAATGATACTGTAATATCATCGACTTGAAACGTGTTATTAGTGGCACATATCGTGGTTTGCGGTGTATATATTTTACCTGACATGATGGTGATTTTAGAGACGTCAAAAATTTCTTTTTCCAATTGAATTTCAAAACTATTTGTATTGGCAAAAGTATTTGGATCTCTGTCACCGCTATTTATGTGGAGCAAGTAGTCACTCACAACACTCATTAAAATGTATGTATAAAATTTTAATGACTGTTTTGTTCTGGTTGAAATAAAAATATTATTGGGACAAATGATGTGCGAACGGATTGTTCGCGAGTTGTCTCTTCGCGATGTCGAGATCGAGGCGTGAGTTGGGTTGTCCTTTGTATGGGTTGAGATTTTGGTATTCTGGAAGCACGTATTGTTGCGTCCATCCCGCGCTAACTGGATTAATACGACCATCATAAGGGTTATTGTCTGAACGAACAGTGGTAAGAGCCCCACTCTGGTTAAGAGGACCAGCACGAACATTCATACGACCCGCATTCCCTGGTCGATCTGGCATTGAACGTCTGTTATTATATCGAAGACCCAATCTCATGAGTTCTTCTGGAGTTCTGACGGACGAACCGACAGCATCCATGACTGAAGAGTTGACATAACCACCGTGGAAACTGGAAATACCTGGAGCCACGCGATCGTTGTATTTGTAGTGTTCGTCCGCGATGTCTGATTTATTTCTCGTTGGATCTTGTGAGAGTGTTTCAGCGCTGATGAAGTGTTTGCCAGGCGCAAAGTTGAGACCATCTGTGCGAGTAGACGTTTCGGAGCGGTTCGTTGGTCGTTTGGTGCGTTCATAACTTTGACGCCCAGCTTCGCCTGTAACGGCACCACCTTGTCCTTGTGCGCGACCAGGAACATTTGGAAGGCGTTCGGGAAGGAATGCGGTCTTCTCTGGGCGATTGAAACCAACGTCTTGTTGGAGAGTTCCACGACCACCAGTGATGTCTACAGCTGGACCGGTAGACCCGGGGAGGGTTGTCAAACGGTAAGCACCAACATTTTCAGGCATAGCGCGGAACATTTGTTGGAAACCACCGGCTGCCGGAACGTCGGCGCCTATACCAAGACCTGGACCAACCATTTTCTTTTCAACGGGAGACAAGTTATTCATTCGTCCATCGACGTTGAAACGATCTTTCATGTCCAAAATTTCTTGGCCGCTACTGCGTTCTTGTTTTACTATATCACCAAATGGAGAAATCACCTGTTGATTTTCCAAGGCTCGCTCTTCGCTATTCACACGGAATTCTCGTCGGTTGTCTTGAAATTCGTCTGGAAGCTGTTTCATCGTAGGTTTACTGATATAAGTTTCACTTGACTTACTCAACGTTCTACCTGCGTAAACAAGTCCCAAAACCGCCAAAACAGAAAATGGATCGGCCATTTATATTAGTTGTTGATATTTTTATTGTATCGCATATCAAACATACTGTTCTGAAGATCGGCACGAGAACTCACTGGATCGTATGTACGGGGGAGAGGAGGAACTGGCATTGATTTATGCACTGGAAAAAGGTTCTTTTCATAAACATCAACAACTGTGCTTTTAAATTGGTCAGTCGATTGTGGACGAAGTTCGTCGCTATATTGAATCAAATGCGCTGGAGCACCTTTACCAGCCATGTATGGAGCAGTTCCGTAAATCATCGTATTTGGACGGCTCCCCCCATAATTGACACTTGTTGATTGGGGATAAGAAAAAACATGGTCGAGAGCAGAACTTGGAGGAACGGCAGGATTTTGAATTCGTATTAAATCTGGCTGGAGCTGAAAAGGGTCTAACGCCATTTTATTATCTACTAAGAATATTTATCGTCGCTTGTTTCCATCAAAATCGAGACCTCGGAATTGTTCGAGTTGGGCACCTCGGGCATTTGGACTACACACCCCAGTGTCAGACTTACACATTGGAGCACCCTTTTCACCATACAACCATTCGGCAAAACCAGTTTGGTCCCCTGGGATGGTTGTCACGGGCATCGATGTAAATTGACGAGACGCAGCGTATCGCTGTTGGTCTGGCATTGGAGAACGTGAACGACCTGAATCAAATGGAATTGTGTCTTGCAAATGTTCCTTAATCAAAGGAGCAACCGATTGACTATAGCAAGCAGACGGACGATTGGGGCGATCGGTATAGTCTGTAAGCAAAACATTTCCAAGTGGATTATCAGCAGTTGGAAGTTGACAGTTTCCTCGTGCCTGGTCGTCACCAAATGCTGGTCTATACATGCTTTCCTTTATCATGCCATTCTTATACATCAAATAAATGACAGCTATAGCCATTATGCCCAAAACAAATATACGAGTATCTCGTTTAAGTACATAGACTATGCAAGTCGCATAAATAATAAATCGCACAGTTGCATTTACTCGCTCTTCTGAAGTCTGAGAACTAATTGGCCAAAAATCGAAAACCTTATTAACATCAAATATAATCGCCGGATTGTCAAAGACTGACACCCTACTGGAGTTCTCCATTTATTATAGTATAATGATTTATTTTTTCATCATACCACCAAGAAAACCACTCATCATTTTTTGTAAAGCAGCCTCATCAATTTGACCATCACCCGACTGCATCTTGTGCGCTGTATCCCTGGCTAATTGTTCGATCATATTCAATGTCTCAGCGGGGACAGCAGAAATAGCCATACCAAGCATATACAAGGTTTGCAAGTATTGCCAAATAGCTTCCTTCACTTTGGGCTTGGCACTACCCCACCATGTACCGATGTTCAAATCCTTGATATATTCAATATCAGCAAGGTCATCGGTGATGAACGTCTCATCCTTGTTCGAAATTTTAGCAGAATATTGACTAATACCATTCATATAGGCTTCAACACACTTGCGAGGGTTCGTCTCGCGCAAGAGTTCAAACGATGTCATGAACTTTTTAATTCCAGACTCCTGGGGGAAAGTCTTGTGAAGTTCAGCCAGAAATTGTCCCATCATATCGTTGAACGCAGAAACAGACGCCATTTTATATTATATACTTTACATAATCTTTAAGTTAAAATGGTTCTGTAGATAGCGTCTCCTTTTGGCCGACGCCATTATCTACTATAAAGTAAACCATCACGGCATTTAATACCGCTGGTCGCATGTAATAACTAAGTTCTTTTTTGGGTTCATTATTCATTTGACCCTTGATATACAAATACGCAATGGTCAAGCCAGCCGCAACCAATGCCGCTCCCACGGGGTCGCGAAGTGTCTCTGTGAGTTCCATTTACATATAACTGAGTTTTTTTGTTCGCTGTTCTGGTGCGTCCTCAAACAAATTGTCGTCTGGAGTGTCAGTAGTGCTAATGGTTTTCACACCAACCTCTGTATCGAATGGAACAGAACTTTCTTGAACTTGAACGGGTGAGGCGTCCGCTTCTGCTTGGTTTTCACCTTCACCTTCACCTGAAGCAGGAGGGGGAGGGTCAATCATCTCGTTCACAGGAACGGGAGGAGGAGGAGGAGGAGGGTCATTTTCATTTTCATTTTCATTTTCAACTGGAACTTCTACGTCCTCATCCTCAATAGGATCATTTTCCTCGACGGCGTATTCATCCTGGCCAGCGTCTTGGTTCATGTATGTTTGAAGAATGTGTTGAACTGGAATCAATTCTTTGATAGTCGTCTCTATCGTATCACTAAACCGCTTGAAAAGTTCTTTGTCTCGAGTATACTCAGATTGAACTTCACCGAATATATAAGGATCGTTATACATATCACGAGCCGCGTTGTTGTAACACGTTTGAACAAACACTTCGTTCGTTGGCAATTTCAATGATAATTTCTTGTTCCCTGAACGGAGACGAACAGATGACAATATCTTCACGTGACTCACGAAAACAGCAGCCAATAAATCACCAAACCATGAACATTTATTCACGATAGTGTCGGTGTGTTGCTTTGACATGGCATTCGACCAATTTGGAACCTCTTTCAATAATTTTTGAAACATTTGAAGAACTTTACGATTGCCAGACAAAGTCGACGCTTCCTGGAACATTTTATGGAAAACATCTATCATAAGTGGAGCCATCAATTCACACAGTTTGTCTGTGTATTCTTTTTTCGCCTCAACGAGAATAGCGAGATTATTGTCCATTTATGATAAAGGTGTGTTTTTTTTGAGGTCAGAGTACGCACGCACACGCACCATCATTTGTGATTTTTACGATACTTATCAGCCGTCTTCTTCAAATTCATTAAAGTTGGAAATTCAATTATTTCTTCAACGACTGGAGGAACTACTTCATGTTCAGGTTTGGCTTTATTGGAGACCCAACAAACATATATAGAATATGGGTCGATGACACGGGCCTCAAAACCACCGAGAGAAAATTGACGACATAAATAATCAACGGCCATGAATCTATCAAAAGTCGGAAATCCAAATACATACGGCGGAACCGTAAGTATTGTATGTTTATAGCCCATTTCTGTCGATTGTTTTATTTTTTTACAAAATTGGTCGTAAATTCTTCTGTATATCTCTTTTCTGATACGCTTACGTTCATAATCAACTTTAACGACATCGGATATACGAAGCATTGCATTCCATTAATATTTACGCAAATTTATTTTTTACAGAATCCAACTCACCTTTGGTCAGCTGACCCTTTTCTTTGATCAATTCATAATTGATAAATTCTTGACCGATGCCATCTGTTGTGTAAGCACCAACATCGTCTGGAACATCAATACCCATGGGCTGAGTTCGGGCACCGATCACTTTATTTGTCTCGTATTCCACATCAAATGTCACAGCGAAACCATACACAAATCCTGAATTACGAACGAGCATGAACATAACACGAATTATATTTTTACGATTCGAAGAATGTTCATATTGTTTTATATCAGAGGTCTCAATAATGTATGTACAGTCACCCAGTTTGTCTGCAGCATATTTGTTGCATGCGAATACAATCTCCTGAAAGTGATATTGATCCATTTTGAGATTGACTTGCTTATACACATCCAAGTTTTCAAGTTTGTCATCGATAGTAAAATGTTCAGGGGATACACTCTTGTGCCCCGCGAAACCAAACATCTCAGCGAAACCTTCCGTCTGAGCATTGCTCAACACGAACACAATCAAAAGAAGAAATACCAATGTGAGGAGGGACATCTTACTTATAGTAAGTTGCGTTATTTTTTTTCACAAATAAAAAATGAATGACTATAAGATGTCTGTGCTGATATATAGTCCAAAGTGTTCACATAGCAATGACTTGATTGACTATCTGAATAGACATCCTGAATTTAAAAATCACGTAAAGTTTCACAACGTCAATACGCACGGTATTCCACCCCAATTCAGGACAAAGGTCACAAGTGTTCCAACGCTTTTGACGACGAATGGAAAAATACTGGTTGGACGAGAAATAAAAAATTGGTTTGAATCATTGCTTCCAAATAAAGAAATTACAAATTGTGATTTCAGAGGTGGTAGATGTTCATTCTCGTCTCTCGACGACGAAGATGATGAAGACGGAAATACATTTTCAATCGATAGTTATGGAAAATCTCTTCAACCTGCGATGACGCCTGAACTTCAAGAAAGAATAACAAGGGATGTAAAAAACGCATACACTGATGCAAATGCACCACCAAACTAAAACTAACTGAACATAAAGAGTTGGGCTTATAAGTAATTTAGGAATGAAATTATCCACTGTTCAAGCATCCGCTATCAAAGCATGTTTTGAAGTTCTTAAAGATATTCTCAATGATGTCAATATTTATTTCAAACCAAACGGGGTCTATATAACAACACTCGACACAGCGAGAACATCACTCATCGATCTCTTTCTCGCTGCTGAAAATTTTGAAGAGTATGAATGCGCAGAACCTATCATCGCAGGAGTAAACATGTCAAACACGTTCAAACTTTTGAAGTCTATAACAAATAATGATATTCTACAATTATCTATCGATTGTAAAGAATTCATGAATGTTGAAATCATTAGTGAAAATAAAAAAACAACAACCAAATTTGAATTGAAACTCCTAGATATTAATGAAAATGTATATGAAGTTCCAGAAATTCAAATGACTGTTGCGACATCCATTCCATCCGTGGATTTCCAAAGAATATGCAGAGATATGAGCAATATTGGCAATGAAATTCTCATACGAAGAGAAAAAAATAAAATTTCATTGAGTTGCAATGGAGATTTTGCAAATCAAGAAACATCCATTGAATGCATTGAGACAACAGATACTGTTTTACAAGGTGTATACTCACTCAGATATCTCAATATTTTCACAAAAGCAACGAGCATGTGTTCGAGTGTTCAAGTTCTTCAAGAAAACGATAATAGGTTTCTCATTCTTAAATATAGTATTGCAAATCTAGGTGAACTACGATTTTACTTAGCTACTAAGTTTGAAGGTTAATATACTTTGTTGTTTTATACGCTTTCACATTATTCAGAATATCCGTTATAACAATGTAAGGATACTCCTTTTCAAATGTATCTTTACTAAATGTAAACATATCCTGGATAAGAATAGTTTTACCATAAAAATTATTCTTAGGTCCAGCAAATCTTTGTATCTTTTTAGTGACATCTAGTCTCTGTTGAACATTATCATCCATCAAAACAGCACGAACAATAGGAAGAGTAAAAGTCATCTCTTTTGGTACAGGGGGGGGCCACACGTAATCAATATCCGTAGAAATGTATTTATATACCTTGTTTCGGTAATAATATTTAACATGAATTAAACATCTCCTGACATTTGAAGGAACAGAATGTTTTGTCAAATCAACATTCGTAATGTCTGCAAAATGTTCAGTCGTATGATGACTCCAAAACTTTTCTTCGCGAAACCAAAAATCACCAGAGATGATATAGTCAGCATCAGGATCTATGGTGTATTCCAAACTGCGATAAATAATTTCGTAATCCTTGTGCCAAATCATACTTCTGTACTTTTCATACACCCATAATAGAACAGGGGTTAAAAGTTTAAGAAACATTACTATTAATGGAAGGTAATTTTTTAAGCAGATTTAACAATACGTTAGATGAGTATGCACAAAAAATAAAAAATGATCCTGAAAATAAATCAATGTATGAACATGAAATGGCAGACTACATCATCAAATGTATGCCTTACATGTCAAAACATGCGGACGCGGATGAACCGACTGACAAAGTGTCTAGAGATAATGTGTTCAAGTGCAAAGTCAAAAAGGGTCTGGAAAGGAAAGATATATACATGGATTACTTAGCACAAGTAGAAAACATATCCATAGATAAACCATTCGTGAGAAAACAAGACATATGTGGAATATGTGAAAATAGTAATATCATATTCCTCACAGACACAAGTGATATAGTGTGTGATAATTGTGGAATGGTAGTGGACACGATTGCAGGTGAAGAGTTGACATATAGAGAAGAACAAGAATCAACCGAGAAAATAATTAATTATTCATACAAAAGAGAAAATCATTTTAATGAATGGCTTTCACAGTTTCAAGCACAAGAGATGACAAATATTCCTCCAGATGTCATAGACAAACTACGATTGGAACTCAAAAAGTTGAAAATCAAAAAATTAGAAGAAATCACACACGCAAAAGTCAGAGGATTGTTGAAGAAATTGAAATTGAACAAGTATTATGAACACGTTCCGTATATCACAAATATATTGAATGGAATTAAACCTCCAAACATGCCACCAGAGTTGGAAGAGCGATTGCGAATCATGTTCAAAGACATTCAAAAACCATTCGATAGACATTCTCCAAGTGAACGTAAAAATTTTTTGAGTTATTCATACGTGTTGTATAAATTTTGTGAATTGTTGGGACAAGATGAATATTTACAATACTTTCCATTATTAAAATCAAAAGAAAAATTATACCAACAAGATGTCATATTCAAAAAAATTTGTAATGAACTTAGGTGGGAGTTCATTGCAACTATTTAAAGATGCGGGA